CGTGCCTCCAGCAGGATTCGAACCCGCGACCAAAAACCCCACCACCAGCAAAAACACCACCACAGCCCCTAGGCGCCACGACAATCCCACGACGCCTGCAAAACCCCATCCATAGCACGCGCAACCTCATCCAAATCACCGTCAAAAAGATCCGCATAAACATCCAACGTCATCGCCGCCGACGCATGCCCCAACTGGCGCTGCACCACCTTCACACTCGCCCCAGACGCCACCATCAACCCCGCCGCCACATGCCGTAAACCATGCGGCGTCACCCACGGAAAATCCGCATCAGCACCCATAGCACGCTGCACCGCACCATAAAACCACCCATCATAACCAGGCACCCGCATAAACCCACCATCCGACTCCCTAGGCCACAACAGCGCATCCCTAGCCTTCCCCTCCATCAACGGCACCAGCATCTGCATCACCCTGCGCGGCACCGCCACCGTCCGCCGCTCATGATTCTTCGGCGTCCCCACATGCACCTCATACCCCACCGTCACCGCATTACGAGTAATACTAAGCCGACCCCTCGCCTCATTCACATCACACACCCGAAGCGCCACCGCCTCACCCCACCGCAAACCAGTCGTCGCCAACACCCACACAAGCTCCTGGTAACGGCTACACTGATCCACTAAAAACCGCACCTGGCTCGCCGTCAAATACACCTTCTTCGACTTAGCACGCCGCGGCAACCGCACACCCCGCGCCGGGTTCGCTTTCAACAACCCGTCCAGCACCGCTAAATCCAACACCTGGGCCAGGCAAGCGTGGGCGTGCCGAACCGTCGCGGCCGCACGATCAATGCCCGCCACCCATTCCTGAACATCACTCGGTCTCACCCCCATAATCGACACCTCACCCCACCGAGGCCGCACATGCACCCGCCACGACTGCTCAGTCGTCCGCATAGTTGACGGCTTCAGGTGGGTTTGCATAGCAAGCCACCGATCCCCCAATTCACCCACCGTGATAGCTGTTTTCTTCGGCGCCACCCACTGCCCAGCATGAATATCCGTGGCGTTCTTAGCCGACCAAGCCTCCGCCTCCGCCTTAGTACGGAAACCCTGCTTCGTGCGGCCCCGCCCATCAGGCGACCGGTACTGCACCCGCCACGCATACCCCTTAGCAGTCTTGTATTTACGAATCGACGCCATCTTCGTTCCCCTTGCTCCTTGTTCCCGAAAAGGGCCCCCACCAAATCAGCAAGGGCCACAAAAATTTACAGACCAATTACAGGCCCAACATTGTCCACACTAGTGTCCACCAATCACTACAGGTCAACCCGTAAAAACAGGGCAAACTGCCGCATTAACGCCTGCAACATTGTCCGCATTACTTGCCAAGATCAATGTATTTCAACTGATGATAACTTTGCTGAGCATCACTAACCCCCAGGAACCCATGCCCAAACCCCGCAGGAACCTCATAAACCCACGTCATCGGGCTATCAAACCCAGGGTTAAGCGAATCATTACATTCAGGATTGCCAATAACATTACGAAGGTCACGGATCGGGTCGAATTGTTGCCCTTGTTCGTTAATAAGAACAGCTCGAACATCAAACATGCAGGTTAAGTCCCAGCTATGGGAACTCATGTTCTTCACCCGAGTCTTCACAATAACAAACTGGCCGCCTTGCCGCGGGGAAATAAATTCATTAACCCCGGCCTCACGCATATAATCTGCTGCGTAGACTTCCAGCTTGTCAGTCTTCTCTACCTTCTCCACGGTAACAACACCACCATCGAAGGAGACTTCCTTACCCACACCAGGATAATTCGCCTTCGCATCAAACTTTAACTCACCATCCGCAGAAGAAACACTCTCCTGAAGCTGCTGCGCAACCTGCTGCCCAACCTGATCCTGGCCGGAAGACGTCCCCTGCTGCATGCCATTAGCGCAGCCAGAAACACCACAAACAACCACGACACCGGCCAACAGCACCGCTATTTTCCTCATGAAAAACACCCTCTCAAAGGTATAGAAACAAACGATTTAAACGATTTACAAGAAACTCTTCACCCGAGCACGCAACTCATCCGCGAAACCATAAATATCCGCCACCACATTCAGGTCATGCATGTGCTCTTTCTTATCAGCATCAAAAATACCGATACGTGGTGTTTTACGGTCGAAATACAGCCGGGCAATAGGCTTACGGTTGTTGTCCTTGTAAAGAATGGCACAATAGCTCTTCGCATCACGGATCACCACATCAGTTGCCGGCACCTCAGAACAGCAAATAGCCCGAATGATGCTGTACCCCTCAATCTCTTCATCAGTAGTGATGATCCCGTTATCCGCGCCGGGTTCTTCCTGCAAGGGGCTGATGGTGGTGTCAGTGGTGACAGCCTGGGAGGGCTGCTCCGGCATGGCAGTGGGGGAGTCATCATAGTCTTGTGCTGACCGTAGCCGCCGGTTGGCTTCGTCCTTCAGTAGCTGTGATGAGGCAGTGGCCACGAGCGTGGTGAACGCCTCCAGGTTTTGGGCTGTCATGCGTTTAGAAGTGACCTTGGAGGCGATGAATTTCACCCACTCAGGTGACGGCTCTTTCAAAAAACCGCTGAGAAGCTTTTTGATCTCCGCAATGTATTTCAGCTGCTCAGCATTCGTCGTGATAGTGTCCGAGTCGAATTTTGACTTGGTGCACATCTCCAGGTAGGGCAGCACGCGGGGGTCTATATTGCTCAAGTCAATCGTCATGAAGGGGCGCTCGTCCATGCGATTGACCGCATCCAGCTGGGCATAAAACTCGTACACCTCACCATTAGTGAGGATAGCGAATTCGGTATCGGTCGCGTTGAAGTAGCGTATCAGCTGTTTAGCGTGGTCGATACTGAGCGGCTCCCCGATCTTTTTGCACTCGATCAGGAAGCGGAAATCTTCCCCGGCTTTAATAGCGAAATCGACCTTCTCTCCCTTTTTCACGCCTATATCAGCGGTGTACTCGGGGATAACTTCGCGTGGGTCGGTGGCGTCATACCCTAGGACCGTGCTGATGAAGGGAATAATAAACGCGGTTTTTGTTGCTTCCTCGGTTTCGATAATGGGTTTAAGGTCTTTCACCTTCGCGGCTAGGGTTTCAATGCTTTGCGTGATACTCACAGGGGATTCCTTTGCAAATAGTGGAGATCAATGCTTGGGATAAGAGTCAGGGTCAGCTGAGGCTGAGGCCGCATGCGCTCACATGCCGGGTGCGGCCAACACGGTAGAGCCGCTCCCAGGTGCGCAGCAGGTGCACGGTAACACCCAACTCGGCGGCCATGGCCACGGGTTCGGAATCGCATTCCCACGCAGCCTCTTCTACCAGGCCATCATCTAGCAGCTGGTTAGCGGCCCACTCGTCGGCCTCGCGTTCATTATCCGGTGTGGAGCAGTCATGATTGTGATACGCATGCCCTAACTCGTGGGCGACAGCGCACACCCGGGTCACCGGGTCCAAACCATGCCTGGCATAGATAGTACGAGTCAGGGGATGCCAGCATGCATTCATACGTGGGGTAAGCGCCCCTGTCTCGACAAGGCGAACACCAAACTGATGCAATAAATGTTCCAGCCGTTGTTCAGTATCATTCATAATGGCTCCTCAAAAACTGATAATGAACTTAATCAAGTATGAAACAAAACCACACGAAAGGCAATAAATTTCGGCGAAAAAATATGTGTAATAAATCTCAAAAACAAGGAAACCAAGACATGATCGCGTATATCAAACTAAAAACCCCCGATACCGCCTGCTCAAACCCTGTTTTCAGGGCTGTAACAAGCATATCGGGGGTTTTCGGAGTTGAACCCCAGCGACCTCAGTAAACCTAGCTTCAGCTTTCGGATCTTTTATGTGAAATGCTCCTCAATGGGGGGAGTCGCCTGTTGAGCAGCCACCCGCTCCACGCCCGCATTGATCCGGGCAACGATGGCATCATCATCAAAAACATCAGCAGCGCCACCATTGGCGGTATTGGCAGTATTGGCTGGCTGGAGCTTTTCTTCGAGGCTTCGTTTGGTTTTTAGCCTGCGCAGAAATTCGCTGGATAGCATTTCGTCACTTGCTTCCTCCAGTGCGACACCTTCGATGTTTACCTTTTGCAGGTTGGCTTCTTGCTCGGTGATAAATTCTGCTTCTACGAGAGCTTCCAACACATTACGGTCAAAATTGCGGGCGAACTTCACAACAAAATCGGGATCTGCTCGGGCGCCATTTTTCCATCGGGTAAAGGCCGACTGGTCAAAACCTGCAATTTGAGCAGCCTCTTTGAACTTCCGCCCGTTAATCGTCTTGATTACGTACTTCCACCAGCGAGTTTGCTCCATAAATCAAATCGTAATTGCGTAAACGCAAAATCGCAAACGTTGGGACATTCCAAATTTGTCTTGCGCGAGAACATGGAACTGTATATTCTTGTTTGTACAAAGACGAAAAAAGATTGTTCAAAAACAAGGAAGACAGGATGCCTGTTATCAAAACAGTTCGAGTGAAACCGGACTGGATTAAATGTCGTATTGCCGAAGCTGGCAGCTTGACAAACTTGGCAGCTGAGCTCCAAACGACCGTCTCAACTATTAGCCGGTATGCCAGGGGACAAACGGAAGCAAGTCCACGTTTTATCGGAGCGGTGCTTAGCACCTATCCAATTGAGTTCACTGACGCCTTCTATATCTCCAGAGAAAAAATTTTTGGGCACGGAGAGTACTGATGCTACCTGTTTTTGTTGCGCAGGCTCTCCTTGATTATGTGGCTGCGCGGTATGCCGTGTGGGGTTTGCCACTGGATATGGAATACGATTTTCCGAGTTTGACGGCCCCCAAGAACGATAGCGTGACTGCTGATAGCAGGCTTACTGACATGGCGTGCGGGTGTTTGCTTCAGGCCTTCCGCCAGGTTGAGGTGCAGCTGGCCGAATCCGGGCAAACGCTCGGCTTCAACAGCCCCAACGGGGTGGCCTTCGCACTCGGTGATAACGGTGAGGTGCATTGCGTCGTGGGGACTGTTGTTTGTGATAGTAGCGGCCCCGACCGCAGTCTTATTGCTGAGCTTGATTCCCCATTCGTAGATCAGATTATCAGTGCTAGCTTGCAGCGCTCTACCGCTGATACGGTTCGCATCCTCTGCTATCTCGTTGGCGTGTTCTGCAGCCAGGTTAGCCCTTTCGGCAGCGTCCAAGCTTTCTCTAGCGGTTTCGTTAGCAATTTCAGCAAGACGGTTAGCGCGCTTCGCATCGTAATGGCTCGCTACAGCGACACCCAGGCTGACCACGCTGATAGCAGTAGCCGTGATAAGGGAAACCAAGGGGATATCCACGCTCCAAGTATAAGTGCCAGCGCCCCGTCGTAAAGCCCAGTAAAAAGCAAAAACCCCGCTTCACAGCGGGGCGGAACAAGAAACGATAGAGAAAGTATAACACGAATGCATTATTTATTCAAAGTGAAGGTTCCCGGCACGCCGAACACGGTCGATGCGACCCTGATTGATGGGCGAATCTGGGTCACATTGTCGTCAGTGTGCAACAGCCTGGGCATCCACCAGCCCACGCAGCAGGACCGCCTAAAACTCACATGTTGGGCGAAAATCGAGCGGATCCCCCTGGTGACCGAACGCGGCCGGGAACAAACCATGTACGTGATCGACCGCCGCACACTAACCATGTGGCTGGCCACACTAGGTGTTTACCGCAACAAGGCCACCCGGAAAACCCTAGAAGCCTACCAAAAAAACATTGATGATGTGCTAGACCGGCTCCAACAAGGCCTACGTGGGGAGAAAAACTACCCCACCGCACCACTAGCAGAGAAGGCGCAGTAAGCATGGGCCGCTGTAAAACCCCCGCATCTAAACGCCGCCGGCCGCGCCGGGAGGGGGAGTGGTTGACGCTGCCGGAGGCCGCTGCATATACGAAGATCCATCGTCAAACGTTGCGGGTGTTGCTGTTGAGTGGGGAGATCCCCTACAGCCGGAAAACCGCCCGGCCGCGCTCCCCGTATCTGATCGAGCGTGAGCATTTAGATAGCTATCTTGCCCGGGTGAGTGATGATTGCCGGGCCGCTGCTGGGGGAGGTGTCTAATGCCCAGGCGCGAAGAAGCCCCGTTGCTGATTGATTTCTACAGCAGTGGCGAGCTAGATGCGGTCATGACCACGCTACAGATAGTTCAGGAATACGGCACCGCGGTTATCGGCGATATGGACGAGGCCGTCGAAATCGCACTCCAGCAAGCTCGCGGTTTCATGCGTGAGCGCTCCTAAAACCTCTAAATCAGAAAGGAAACAAAGAATGTCTGCTACCCCGTATAGCGCTGATCCGTACTACGACCCATATGAAGAGCTGGACCGCAGGTTTGACTACCGGGTTTTGGATGATGAAACCCGGGCGCTGCGGATCGCTGTGGGCCGACAGTTTAAGAATTTCGCCAGGAATCTGGAGGCAATGCTCGATGACAGCAGGGAAAAGAACTTGGCCTTAGAGCGGCTGGAGGAGGCGATGATGTGGGCGAACGCCTCGCTGGCCCGCGGTGCTGAGGACAGCTAGGCGAATGGTTGCCCTGGCCTGGTGGGCCGCCCCAAAGGGTGTGGGGGTTCGATTCCCCCGGAGGGTGCTAGGCCCCAGCGTGGGGCGTGTTGTATAGCGAACTCGATAGTGGAAACACCTTAAGACGTCCTCCCTTGTGGGGGAGGGCTAAGTCTACCAGGGGTTTTAAATATCAGACCCCTGTCAGGCTCATGCTCCGGTGAGGTAAAACCAGACTGCTTGTTGGTTTCGTGTTTGGTCAAGATAATTGGTTGGTTTTACGCGGGTTCGACCCCCGCCATGAGCGCTACCCGCCTAACTAGCCGGGCGGGAACTGGTGCCCCGTGGTCTTCCTCAGCCACGGGGCACCCCAAAAACAGAAGTTAAGGAGTAGCCAATGACGAAGCTCAACTATTTGGAAGAGGATGCTGCTAGGGGAGGTGCCTAATGAGTGAACGTGAAAATGCCCCGATATTGCTTGTTCAGGCCTTGTTTTTGGGTCTTTGGCAAGCATATCAGGGATTTTGGGAGTTGAACCCCAGCGGGCTGCGTGGCGCACCACTACCGATCCAAACCATAGCGATTTAGTGCCCTTCGATCAACTTGATACACAAACCCGGGCGCTGGATCGCCCGTTCCTCCACGCGATCCATGCGGCAGCCCACATCCGAAACAACCAAACCGAAACTGAAACCGAAAAGGAGTCATAAAATGAATCCCACGCTTGTTATCTCGATAGTGGCAATCGCTATCTCTCTCACCGCCCTGGGCGTTTCTCTCAGTGCCCACATGGCCGCCCGCGACTGCCGCAGGGTGACCGTGATGTTCATGACCACGGTGATGGAATACCTGGATGGGGATGGCCAGGTAGGGGTTTGCGTGAAGAAAATCACTGGTGCCGCTGCTGATGCTGGTGGTGATAAAAAGCCAAACGGTCGGGTGGTAAAGCGCATTCGAGATGACCACAACCGCTAACCCGCAACAGCAGCCGCTTACTCCCGACGGTATTCTTACTGCCCCATGCCATCAGGTTGCCCTCCCGTTTTGGGATGGGCGCCTGTATATGGAGAAAGAAGAAATGATGCTAGCCCGCCACGAGCAGGCAAAGTATCTTTGCCGCCAATGCCCGCTGCTGGAGGCGTGTGGCCGCTATCTGGAGCACATGGAAAACCAAAGAATGCCCGTCGACGGGGTAGTAGCAGGCCGTTATTACACGCCGAAAAAACGCCGCCGGCGTAAAACGAAAACCCGGGAAAACACCTAGCCAGCCTGCGTTTTTAAAACGAAAACCCCCGATATTGCTTGCTCAGGCCTTGCATTTGGGTCTATGGCAAGCATATCAGTGGATTTGGAGTTGAACCCCAGCCCGTGACGCGGGCAGGATAACCCGGTACCAAGCATATCAGGGGGTTTTGAGTTGAATTCCGGCTGCCCCCGCCAACAACAAAGCAAAGTAAGGAACTCATATAGTATGGATAACAAAATCACACCATTCTCGTTTAATGGTACGCAAGTGCGGGTCATTACCCGCGATGGCGCCCCTTGGTGGGTTGCCGCTGACGTAGCACGCGCTCTAGGTTTGCCCCGGGCTACCGATATGACTAAGTACATTGACGCTGATGAAAGGGGGGTGATTACTAATCACCCCCTTAATGGGGGTAGTCAAATGGTGATTATCTCTGAATCTGGCTTGTACTCAGCTATCTTGCGTAGCCGGAAGCCGGAAGCGAAAGAATTCAAACGCTGGGTAACCCATGAGGTACTGCCGGCGATTCGGTCGCATGGTGGTTATCTCACCCCGGAGGCGACAGCCCAAGCACTGTCTGACCCGGATTTTATTATTCGTCTGGCTACGCAGTTGAAGGAGGAGCGGGCCCAGCGACTGGAGTTGGAAACCCGGGTGGAAGAGGCTGCACCCAAGGTGCTTTTTGCTGATGCTGTGAGTGCGTCCACCACCTCGATCCTGGTGGGTGACCTGGCGAAGATCCTCAAAGGCAACTGTATTGATATTGGCGCTAACCGACTCTTCACCTGGCTACGGGCCCATGGGTTCCTTACCTCCCGCCGGGGCGCTGATTGGAACAGCCCTACCCAGAAAGCCATGGAGATGGGCCTCTTCGAGATCAAGGAGACCGTCATCACTCACGCCGATGGGCATATCACGGTCAATAAAACGCCGAAAGTCACGGGTAAAGGCCAGCAGTATTTCATCAGCCGTTTCCTTGATGGGCGGTTCGACATCAACGACATAGGCGTCACAGTGACGAAACAAGGAGCATAAAAGGAATGACCACGACGAACACCCGCACTTACGAATCCCGCCTAGCGCTACGATCCCTCCGCAGGCACGCCGCAGGTAAAAAGACCGGCCGGGCTGGGGTACGGGCCATGGAAGCCCTCGGGTATGTCACCGAGGACGGCACTATCACCCCGGCCGGCACTCAAGCCCTACACGGCGAAAAATAGGCGGCACCTATGATAAAGCACCCGGAAATCCGTGATGCCCTCTACGAAAATGAGAAAAACAAACTCCGGCTAGAAATGAAACGTGAACGCCTCCAGGCGGCTAACCGCTGCTGCGCCCTGGAAGCCACCGGATATCACCCGCACCAGCAGATACACATTTGCGCTAGGCGCAGTGGGCACCGCGGCGGACACCACGACTATGACACCGGATTCCACTGGAAATGGAACAAAGAAGAAGGAACGAAATGACGGATCACCCCTCAATCCAGCAAATGCTAGACAGCCTGAAGTATCTCCGGGAGGAAACAACCCTCCTGGATGAGGAGGATGAAACACACCTACGGGTGGTGTCCCGCTGGATAAATTTCCTGCTAGACGACACCGACTACCAAGAGATGCGAAACCAGCCTGAACTCCTAGACAAACCCGACGACTATGGGGCGCTGGTGACGTTCCTCCCCGACATGCCAGGGATCGGAGAAGGATCAAAATACATTATCGAGATCAGCCATCAAGGACCCGACGATATCACCATCACCATCAGTGACGACTGTAAGTACGACGCCTGCAAAATCACGCAGAAAAACCTCTACCAGCTAGCCCGAATGGCGCTAGTCATCCTCCTACAGACGGAAAACCTTAAAACCAGAGAACGGAACAAAAACGAAAACCCGGGAAACCCCTAGCTAGCCTGCGTTTTTTAAAGCGAAATCCCCCGATATTGCTTGCTTAGGCCTTGTTTTTTGGGTCTATGGCAAACATATCAGGGGTTTTGGAGCTGAACCCCAGCAAGAGAACTATAAAAAGAAAGGGGAAAGCAAGCATATCAGGAGGTTTGGAGTTGAACCCCAGCACGTCGATTACCCCGACCAAAAATAAGTAGAACAAACTTTCTAATCTGCGGATTATTTCGCTTACCCTGTATACAAAGGGTCATGTCGCCCAGCTAGCTCCGTAGCTTCGAGAAGCAACCGTTCTGATACCCCGGCGCGCCGGGCTTTGCTGATGGCGGCGCCAAGCTCGGTTTTGGCCTGTTTGTGTGCTTCTGAGGCTTGTTTGAGCGTCCTTGAGGTTTCTTGGAAGGCTACGAGACTATCGCTTACTGCTGCCAGGTGCTTGTTTGACGTGGCATCAAGTGTCAACAGTTCGACGGGGATGCCCAGTGTTTCGGCTATTTTCATTGCCTCTACCAGCCTCGGTTCCCGTTCTCCGGCTTCGATACGCCGAAGCACGGTCATGTGCATTTTGAGTCCGTTTGCTTCTAGTCGTCGTCGCATTTCTAGTTGCGACCAGCCGGCTTTTTGCCTGAATTGGACGAGGTTTTGCCCGAAAATGTTCGATTCCGCCATATGTAGATCATATCGCCAGCACAATATGTGTTCAACACCTTATGTGTTCAAGTATGTATCCGATATGAATTATTTAGTCACTTCAATATGGGTTAATACATTGACACAAGATGCGATAGTCTGTAAAACTATTTAAGCGACCGAAATCCGCTAACCACAAACCACTAAACCCCCAGCTTCCAGCGCGTTGTTAGCAAAAGCTAGCAAGCTGCCACCGCCTAAAAGGAGAAGAAAATGACATATGTGCCTATCGAGGTTGATTTTTACGCCAACCCTAAATTTCTGGACGTATCAAATGCGGCTACGGGATTGTGGCTCAAATGTGCAGCCTGGTGTAAGGGCTATCTCACGGATGGTGTGATCCCTTTAAAAATGGTTCGTAATTTCGGCGGCACGCTGAAGCAAATTTCCGACCTTGTTGAGAGTGGTCTGTGGGAGGAAAGCGTCGAAAATGGGCAGAAAACGTATCTGTTTCATGACTGGTTTGACTACAATTTGCCTCGAAAAGAGGTTGAAAAACGGCGCCAAAAAGAACGCGATTTAAAGCGCAAATCTCGCAGTCAAAAACGCGCCAACCAGTGGAAATCGGAAAATGTCCGGTGTGGACACCCCACGGACGTCCGTGGAAAAATCGCACTGACCCTAGTACAAGAAGAAGTACAAGTAAAGATAAAAGAAGAGAGAGAAGAGGGACAGAAATCCCGCGCCACGGTAGCGGCCCCTGTTGCGCGTTGTCCCGTGCCTGACGCCCCCTCTCCCTCTTCTCAAATCGAAATTGGGTTGGTCCCAGATGGGGTGGCGCCTGCTACCGCAGTCGGCCACTCTGCCGCCTTGGAACCTCAAGAGCTGAAGCCGGTGGGCGCCCCGCGGCCGGTGGTGGTTGATCCCCAGTCTGCGGTAGAGCCCGCGCCTGCCCCGGTTCTTGAGGATCCGTGGGCTGGGCTGCCCGACCTTGCCTGCCACCAAGCCGTCGACACGGATTGTGCTGATGGGCGGGTGCCGTCCTGGCTCAACCCCACCAGTGAGAAAACCGCGACCGCGAAGGATCAGGCTGTGGTGGCTGCTGTCCGGGCGTACCAGGTGATCGGCACCCCTGCGGAGTGGTCAAGTCCTGACGACCCGCGGTGCCGGAAACACGCCTACCTGCCGCGGGAAGAGGTGCCGCCGTGCCGTAACTGCATGCGGGCCCGGCAGTGGTTCGAGCAGCGCGCTGATGCGGAGAAACAGGCTCATCTAGCAGCTATCCACGCCTGTTCTCTGTGCGATGAGCTTGGCTATGTAGCGGTCAGGAACGCCGCAGGTGAAACGACAGGTGTGGCGCACTGTGATCACACTGGCGAGCTGCCGAAACCGAAAGCAGAGACCCAGCCACGACTCACTGGCCGGGGTATGCCCGCGCACTTACGCGAGAAACTAGACGGCATCCTGGGGCGTAAAACTGCCCAAGAAACCGCCCCAGAAGCCCCGCAGAAGGCCGAAACCCGGGGCGCCCACACCGATACTCCAAACCATGATCCAAACCTGGCAGAGGAGCGTTCAGGTGAACTCGTAGCAGTGGGGGTTGCATCGTGAGCCATGATCCGTTCTTCGACGCCATTCGGGAGCGGCTTTTACCGGACGCCACCGACACCGAAATCGAAAGTCTGTTTGGCCAGTATTTGGGTGCCCAGCCCGAGCCGGTATTCATCGCCCACATCGCTGGTGACCCCAAACCCCAAGGATCCAAGCGCTACGTGGGTGGTGGGCGTGTCATCGAAGACAACCCCGGCACCCGGGTGTGGCGGCAATCCGCACAGCTCCAACTTGCCACCTACCGCAGCCGCCAACTGAAGGAACCCATCGACGAAGCGGTGCTGGTGCAAGCGGTTTTCTGCCTACCCCGCCCTAAAAGCGTCCGCAGCATGCTCCCCACGTCTAAATCCTCATACGACCTCGACAAACTATGTCGGGCACTAGGGGACGCCCTAGAAGGGGCCGGTGTGCTCAAAAACGACTCCCGAATCACCACATGGCACGCCCGTAAACGCTATGCCGAAGCCGACAGCAACGGGCCAGCTATCACCGGCGTGTTCCTACGAATCTATAAGGAAAAACAATAATGTGTAATCTGCTCGACTCTAAAACCCGGCGCGCTAGGAAACCACACGAGTGCTATGCGTGCGGGGTGGTAATCAACCCTGGTGAGGAATACTGCTGGGAAAAATATGTAAACTGCGATGGCCTTTATGAACTGAAAAGCTGCTTAGCTTGCGACATGGCCTTCCCTGAAGTATGGAACTACGTGGGTGAATGGCGGTGCATATCTGACGAAGGCATCGGCTTCGAGGACTATCTCGAATGGGCGACCGACCCCGACGACGATGACACCCCCGCCAAGCAGGCCTGGCGTCAGCGTGCCGGCTACACCAGAGAAGGGAAGCTCATTAAATGATTCTCGACGTTACCTGTGGTGCCAGGCTCATGTGGCACGACAAACACCGCCCCGGCGTGATCTACGCCGACCAGCGGATGACGCACCACCAACTATCAGACGGCCGGGAAATCACCATCAACCCAAACATCCAGTGCGATTACCGCGCCCTACCCTTCCGTGACAACGCATTCCACCTCATCAACCTAGACCCACCTCACCTCCAGCGCGCCGGGGCGACTGGGTGGATGTGCCAGAAATACGGAGTTCTCATGACCACGTGGCGGGAAGACCTACGTCAATGCTTCGTTGAGTGTTTCCGAGTGCTTGCCCCAGGCGGCACGCTCACCCTCAAATGGAATCAAACCCACATCCCTCTACGGGAGGTACTGGAGTTGTCGCCATACCCACCCCTGTATGGTACCCGCCACGGCAAAAACAACGCCACGTCTTTTACGGTTTTCCATAAGCCAATGGGATTAGGAGTTTTGCGAGTTGAACCCCAGCCCTGATCCTAAATCCATCTGGCAGACCGTGCTTGCTACTGCCTACCAGGAGTACACCGCGGCGAAAAATAATGACAGGTCGCATCGTGATGGAGTGGTGGTCACCCCCGTGGAAATCGTAAGCGGCAACGACACGCTAGACAATTACCCGCTCTACGCAGACCAAGAAAAATAATCCCCGCCATAAAATACCAACTAGGTGACACTAAGGAGCCATCATGAGCCTATCCGATCTATACCCACCCATCCCAACGGAGCTAGACCCCTACCTAGGGCTGACTATCGACGCGGTACCAGACAACCTGAAGGAGCACTTAAAAGGGCAGCCGTTCATAGAGATATCATCTGGTAAGCCTGTTGTGCTGCTAGCCGATATCCACCCATCGAGACAGCGTTACCCTGTACTTGACTTGCAAATTGACTGTATCCGCTATGTAAACATTGCTGATTTAGCACTTGCCCTAGATGAAGAACTTCCAACCTATTTAACCTGCGAATCGCTCTATCTGATCCAGAACCCGGGCGAATACATAGACATCGAGGATGGCAAGCACCACATCATAGATACGATGGGGTGGCGGTTGCACCGCATCCCTCAGGAAGTTTGGCCCCACCTGAAGCTAATGGACCAGTGGTTTTTCGACCTGGACCGTCACCGAGAAGTGTTGCTCGAAAGCTATATTGGGGGCGACTGTCGGGTAAAAGCCCCCAACCTCGTGCCGTTTCCAGGGAGTTACTGGTGGGCCCCCGCTCGGCGGCTAAAAGTTATTGATCGGTTTGCTAATTTCTAGCCACACCATGCCGTTTCTCACTATCGGATGAATGTGGTAAAGAACACATTCACATTGCCTTAAAAACCCATACCCCCACTTGAAAAATACAGCGTGACGCTGTATAATAAAGAGTGTAAGCCAAACGGCTTACAGAAAACTCAATAGTGGAGGGGAGGTGACCCCAGATGACCGACAAGGTTAGCCTGGCTCTCTCGGCGATTGCCGTAGCCACCGGCATCCTGACCTACTTGCAAGGCAGGAAACCCGGAGGCAAGCATCGGAAGCGGAAACGCTACCGCCGCGGTAAGCGCCAACGGTAACCCCCGGGTGAGCTAACAGCAACTTAGCTCACCCGGGGGACACCCCACCACCCTACCACGTGAATCCCCAGGAAGGAGGAAAGCCCATGAAAGCACGACCCATGTACATCGTATCGGTAACCACATTTACCGCGGCGGTCGCCACCGCGCTATATAGCAAAAGCGTAAGCGTCGTCACCGCTGCGCTACTCGCCATTGCCGCTGTGATACTCGGGTACATCACCTGCACCGGCCGCTGGCGCCGCTAACCAGCAACCCCACCAGCTTCGGCTAGTGGGGTTTTCGAGTTCACCCCCAGCTTCCATTAATCCTCCACGAAAGGTTCCACGATGATCGACATCACCCTCGCCAAAGATATCCCACACCGAACAACCATCACCGATGCCGGAATAGAATACTGGACCGTCACGGCTATCACCCAGCACATCGGCGTTGCTAAGTCCACCTTCGCTAGCTATGTTGCCCGTGGCCAAGCCCCGCAACCCGCATTCCAGCTAGAGCGCACCCGCCTATGGGCCGCCACCGAGATCAAACGATGGCATGCTTCACGCCCCACAAAGTAACCACACCCCCCGCCCTTCGCCTCCCAGGGTGCGGTGAATGCTGCTAGTAGTTGGACCTCAGCTTTACCATTAGCCCACACATCACCAGTCAGGGCATGGGAGGAAACTATGGGCGCCGCCACCACCGAGACAGGACTACGTGCCACGCTACGGGGCCTACAGGGCCTCTGGGCAGAACTGGAAGCCGCCAAGTACCCCACCCCCACCCGTATAACAAACCCCCAGGGGGGTAAGAAACCCGGGGCCCACCCCACTACACCAGGTGGGGCCGCCACTACCCTAGACATCGACCTCACCCTTAGGCTCTTCGAGGTCGCCCGAGACATCGCCAACCACATCCAACCAAGCCGCATCCTCACCTGCGACGCCCGCCAACTCCTAGACTTCCTCACCTTCAATGCCGGGCTCATCGCCGACCTAGACTTCGCCCCCGACATCCACGCCGAACTCCGCTACCTGGAGTCCAGACTCCAGGAATTCCTCCGCGCCGGGCAACCCATGGTGTGTGACGTCGGCGAACCATGGCTGACATGGCGCACTATCATCCACGCTGCCCATGCCGAAGGGCATACGGTTAGCCGTGCGCTGCTACGCAAGTGGGCCGAGCGTGGACACATTGGTACCTGCTTAAGCGCTGATCGCATCGCATGCTATCAGCTTGGTGAGGTGCTGGACCGCCTGAAAAATACACCTTTGCCTGCTGTCACAGCAGGTGATATAATCGACGCGACGACGCAGGCTGCAGAAAACCGGTGGAGGGTTTAGCGCCTGCGATTCGTCATCAGGGGTGTTTTGATGGCTCCTCACCCCGGATAGCTCGTGGGGCAGGGGATTGCCGCTCCACTTCCTCTCATCTTCTGACCTTCAGGGAGGGAATCCATATGGCAGCATGGCGAAACGGCGCCCCTACCCACGTGAAAACCCATATCCGCAAGAAAATCCTCACCCGCGACGGCTACACATGCCAACAATGCGGCAGCCCAGCTGCCGAAGTGGACCACATCGACAACGCCCGCGGGCCCGGATACGATGCCTTTAGCAATCTCCAATCGCTCTGTGTCCCATGCCACAAGGCCAAAACGCAGCGTGAAGCCCAGGCGGGGCGCGCCGCCCGGGTAGCGAGAGTGAAGCGACCCCCCACCCCCTCATTTTGTGATATTCCCCACATTATCAAGTTTGATACCGACCGGGGGTAGGGGGGATACCCCCCGAGGCGGCCCTCGGGCCGCGGAGGGCAAAGGGCCTGCCAGTCTGTACGGGTTCCCAAGGCCAACCTAAAGGAAAGGTTAGGAAAACCTAAGAATGCGAAAGGGGGTGCCGACCGTGCCCGGACCACCCCCGAAGAGGAATGCCCGCCGACGCAATGCCCGACCCGACTGGGTGACGCTCCCCGCTGATGGGCGGAAGGGGCGAGCGCCCCGATGGCCACTGTCCGGCCGAGTGCAACGCGGTTGGGCGGAACTCTGGCGACGACCCCAGGCAGTCATGTGGGAACGCAACCACGACGATTTCCTAGTTGCTCGCTACCTTATCCTGCGGAACGCTATTCAAGACGAGCTTGATAACAGCGTGGTCAACGCCACCGCCATGGCTGAGCTCCGCCAAATCGAAGACCGCCTAGGGCTCTCACCCATGGCCATGAAACGCCTCCAATGGGAAATCGGCGATGCCGAACAGTCCAAGCCTGAAGGTGATGGGGTGGTGATCGACGCCCATGACCGCTTCGCTAATCTCTGACCTCACCATGCCGCCCGGCTACTACCTCGGCGACAAGGGTGCCTGGTGCACCCTCCCGTGGCCCACCACCATGGATGAAAAACTCGACCTCATCGCCCACTCCCTAGGCCCCGCAGTCATCGACTGGGCCGAATGGCGCACCGACGAGCCTGGTCTCCTCAACGACGACGGTGAACCCTGGCGATTCACACCAGGGCAAGCTCGGTTCCTCATCCTCTGGTACGCCTTCAACGCCCAGGGTCGGTTCATCTACCGGCGTGGCTGCAAACGCGGCAGCAAGGGCAGCGGCAAAGACCCCCTGGCCGCCGCCATGTGCAACATTGAGCTACTCGGCCCCTCCCAACTGCATTGGGACGGCACCCGCTACGTAGGCAAACAACACACCATGCCTCTCGTGCAGATCGCATCCAACTCCGAAGAACAATCCAAAGACGTCCTTCGGGTTGCCAACTCCCAATTTGGTGTTGAAGCCACCAACTACTACGGGCTAGACAAGGGTCGAACCGCAACCTTCGTGAAGACCTCCCCGGCGCGTATCGAAGTACTCACCGCCTCAGAGCGGTCCTCCGAAGGCGACCCCGCCACTTTCATCGTGCTCAATGAAACCCACCACATGACCCAACGCTCCGGCGGCCACGCGGTCGCCAAGGTCGCCCGCCGAAACGTCGGCAAATCAAAGAAAAGCGTACAGGCCCGAATGGTGGACTTCACCAACGCCCACTGCCGGGGCCAAGACTCCATCGGCGAAAAGACTTTTGAGGCATGGCAGAAACAACAATCCGGCAAATACCCACAACTCAAGAAAGACATCCTCTATGACTCCATTGAATTTGACCCCAAGCTAGACATCTACGACCCCAAGCAGCGCATGCTGGCGCTCCAACAGGCCTACTCCGACGCCCCCTGGGCCGACCTCGAACGCCTCTCCGACGAAGTGGTCGACCCCGAACTCTCGGCCGGTGACGCCATCCGTTTCTACATGAACGGACTAGGCGACGCCGAAGACTCCTACGTTTCTGCTAAAGCATGGGCGGCACTCGCCGACCCAGCCAAAGCATTCGAGCCGGGGGATCAAATCGCCATGTTCCTCGACTGCTCCAAATCAGAAGATGCCACAGCCCTCATGGGCTGCCGAATCTCAGACGGGTACAACCAGACGCTGGGCGTGTGGTCAAGGCCCCGCGGCCCCCGAGGCGAAGGCTACCTCGTCGACCGCGACCAGGTGGACGCCCGGGTACGGGAAATCATGGAGATGTACAAAGTCGTTTGGTTCGGCGTCGACCCGTCACCTGCCAAAGACGACACCACCGAAGCCTCCTACTGGAGGCCCCTCATCGACGCATGGCACCGTGATTTCCGCCGAAAACTCCGCTGCTGGGCAACGAAAACCCACTCCGTCCTCTGGGACATGCGGCTCTCCGAACCCGGCGCCGCCGACCGGAACCGGCGCTTCTCCCAGGAGGTAGAGATCATCCAAGACCTTATCGACAAAGACGGCCTGGACGGTCCATTCCGGCATGATGGCGATCCGGCGCTCACAGCGCACGTGAACAACACGAAAATCAGGTGGAATAAATTTGGGTTGGCGATTGGTAAAACCAGCCGCGACAGCCACCAACTCGTCGATTTGTGCGTGGCCATGGTGGCCGCCAACGTAGGGCGTCGTGAAGCCCTGAACAGCGGTAAGGTCCGTGCCCGCCGCAAGAACGGCCCCAAGAAGCGAAGGAAGGTGCTGATCGGATGACCCTCGAACTAATCCGCGACTACGAGCTCGCGGACGACGAGCGCGGCCTCATCGCTAAGTTGTCGGGGCGGCTGCAAGAACACGCCCGGAAGAACAAGGCTAAGTGGGCTTACTATGAGGGTAAAAACGCCCTCAAAGATTTGAATATCGCCCTACCCGCGGTTGCTAGCAGTATCCGAGCGGTTGTTGGCTGGCCCGAAATCGTCGTTGACTCCCTGGCGGAGCGGCTGGAGTGGCAGGGGTGGATCTCCCCAAAGGCGGACATCAGCGAACTTGACCAGGTGTTCGCCGAAAACGACCTAGCCTCCGAGTTCGCTAAAGCCACTCTGGAATCCCTCGTCACTGGCATGGGGTTCCTCGAAGTATCCGCGGGCGGCGATGGCGAACCCACCATCATTATTGATGCTGTTACCGCAGGCGAAGCCACCTACATGTGGGACGATCGGCTTAACCGCATGGCAGCAGGATACATCGAAAAAACCGGGGAAAACGGCGAAAAATACCAAACCCTACACCTGCCGGACCGGGTGATCTCTATCATCACCGACCCTCACGAAGCGGAACAAGAAACCATCTGCGTCAAACACGGCTGGGGCAGGTGCGGCCTGATCCGTATCCCGAACAGGTCCCGCGCCGGGAAAGACGCAGGCGCCTCGGAAATCACCACGGCCATCGAATACTACACCGACCACGGCGTCCGAACCGTGCTCGGCATGGAGTTCAATAGGGAGTACTACACCACCCCACAGCGCTATTTACTGAACGCCACATTCGACCAGCTAGGCCTAGATGAGGACGCGACAGAGAGCGATCTTATCCAAATGGGGTGGAAAGTGGCCATGAGCAAAGCACTTGTGGTGCCGCCGGGTGATCCTGATGATGGGTTGCCGAACATCACTGCGGGCCAGTTCCAAGCATCCCCGCCGACGCCCTATATTGAAGAGCTGAAGATGATGGCCCAGCTTGTGTCAGCGCAATCAGGGGTGCCGGTATCGTATCTGGGTTTCGCCTCCGATAATCCACCCAGCGCCGACAGCATTAGGGCCACCGAATCCCGCCTGGTGCGGCGCACTGAGCTCCGCCAGTTGGCGTTCGGCCGCCCACTGTGCCGCGACCTCGCCTACGTGTGCAAAGCCATCCTCGACGGCCGCCCTCCCGAATGGGAGTTCATTGCCTCCCTCGAAGCGAAATGGTTAGCGGCCGCCACCCCCACGCTCTCGGCAACCATGGATGCTATGACCAAAGCCGTGGCGGCTGAAATCACCCCGAAACACTCCTCCGTGGTGTGGGGCAGGGTTGGTTTCAGCCCAACCGAGCAGGAAATCATGCGGAAAGAACTCGCCGAACAAGCGGCCACCCAACGCGCCACGGCACTTGCCGGCGGCGCCGCCACTATCGGTGACGCCACCGTGCTCGACCTGGCCAGGGCAAACCGAGAACCCGAAGTAGCCGCTGGCCTGGCCGGCCTGCCCGGAATCCGATTCACCGGGGCAACCCCCGTATCACTACGGGAGAAAACCTAAAACCCCCATGGGAGGGAGGTGCTAGCCATATGGCGCGAGACCTGGATGCCGAAGCCGACTACCAGCAGGCCATGGACAACCTGCGGACCCTCGCTATACGAGATTTGGTGTCCTGGTGGAAGCAAACCGAAACCTTAGGCTTCGCCGACGCCAAACAGCTTATGGAAGAGCCCTTCCAGGCGATTATCGCAGCCTACGGGGAACAAGCCGCCTACGCCGCCGCCGATTATTTATTCCGCTCCCGCAGCCTCGATGATAACCTGAAAGGCCTGGAATACCCCGAAGTGGCCGACCCGGCGGGATTCGAGCAAATCCTCGGCTCCTACGCCTGGGCACTAAACACCTCCCGCACCGTAACCGGCGATCTAGACCGGCAGCTAGCGCTACGGAAACTCGCCGGCATCACCAACCGCCTCGTGCAACAACCAGCCCGCGAAACCGTATACCAGGCCACCCGAAAAGCCGGCACCCGCTATGCCAGAGTGCCGGAACCCCACGCCTGCACCTTCTGCCTCCTGCTCGCCAGCCGCGGCGCAGTCTACAGCCAAGACACCGTGCTACGCACCGAAGCCGGCAAAAAATACCACGACAACTGCAAATGCCTCGGCATCGAGGTGCAAACCCCCGCCGACCTGCCACGCATCAACCAAGAACTAGAACAAATCTATATAAAATCCGGCAAATACCCAGGCAACGACCAAGAAGCCTTCGCCGAAGCCATAGAACGCCACCGAAACCAAACACCCGACTGGGTACCACCAGATGCCGTCAGATACCGGCGCGCAGTGGACATGTCGAAAGCCTCGGGTGATCGAAAAATCACAGTCAAAGAAGCCCTAGACATCGGCTTGGCGGATGACACAGCATGGCCTGAAAAAGAAGACCGAATCCGCAAATGGCTAGAAGATAACGGTGCACAATCCGTCATCAAACTGAAAGAACTTGATAAAATACCTGGTGGCGCGGGGCTTAGATTTAGGGATAGGACTGGAATCTCGAATACTCCTGATGCCATTGTTGATGGAGTCACGACGGAAATGAAATCCATCACCTCGAAAAATGGGATTAATAACAGGGGCAGAAAAGGGAAAAAACAATCAGACGCGCTCATTTATGATCTGAGAGGAGCGGAGCACGATGAGAAAACTATCCTGGCTGATTTACGCAGGGCAGTAGACAATAATGGCGCTGATCTTGATAGAATTGTAGTGATAACCAAGGAAAAAACAATTCTCTGGGAAAGGAGTTAGAAAATGTCGTATGCTGCATCCATCATCATTCGAGATGCTGCCGAAATACCTGAGGACGTTGCAACCCAAGCCAAGAATTTAATCGCATCGCGTTTTTCCACAGCGAAAAAATTCCCAAGTGTGTGGGTTAACGTGACGCCCGTAAAGCAGCGGCGTGATTTCGGGATCGTCGAGATTGATGTTACCCAGTCTCGGGAATCAGCTGCACTATCCTTGCTGAAGGATATTTTCTTCTTCCTTTGCGAGAAGACAGATTGGGCCTTGGAACTCGATTGGGATGGCGCTGAAGACCTCAACCTCAGTGATGAATTCAGCGAATACATGCGCCGCCCCCGAGGGTCGTCTGATCCTGTGGTGTTCGACCCGTATTCCGATGAGGAACAGGACAACCCCTATTGGGAAAGGGTATTAGCCGCAGGCGCTTAAAACTAACATCCCCCACAACCCGCGCTCTCCCCGCGAGACCGCGGGTTTTCTCATGCCCAAACAAAACCGAAAGGATACAAAATATGCCAGCCAGAGCATTATCAATGCCCCCTTGGGTGCGAACCGTCGCCCCCGACATCCCTGCCGGTGGCGGCACGACTGATGCCGCCCAGGCGGATACTGCAACCCCGCAAGCCTCAGACCGCGAAAGTGAAACCCCCGGCGACAACGACAGCAGCGGCAATGATGATGAGGGCGACCCCGACCCCGAGCCGGGGCTGGCAGATGATGCGACCGTGTGGAAAAAACATGCTCGCACTTGGGAAACCCGGGCCAAGGAAAACAAAAAAACCGCCGACACCTTGCAGGCCCGGCTTGATGCCGAAACAGGGAAAACCAAGCAGGCTGAGGAAGCGCTTGCTGAAGCAACCAAACGCCGACAGGCAGCCGAACAAACGGCCGCCCGCCTAGAGCTCGCCCTGGAATTCGGCCTCAGCCGGAAAGAAGCCGAAACCTTCCTCCACGGCGACACAGAAGCCATGCGCACCCAAGCGCAACTCCTGGCGGAACGCGCCGGGGCTGGGGCGTCGAAAAGCCGCCCCGCCACCTCGCCTCTCCAGGGCAAAGGCAAAGCCGGCTCCTCGAAAGAAAACGACCGCAGCTGGGCGCGCCGCCTCATGGGCAAAACCAAAACCGAAAAATAAAGGATGTGAACTATCATGCAGCTCAACCCAATCCGTGAACCCCTAGGAGTCGATAACCGCAAGTGGCTAGGCAGCCGCCACGGCGTGTCCAATGCACAAACCGTCACCATTGACGGGAAGAAGATTTCCGCCGTTGTGAAGGATAACGTTTTGCCTTCCGGTATCCCGCTGAAGCGTGGGGCTGGCGGTAAATACGAGCCAGTGACCGCGGTAGGGGATACCCTAGCCGGGTTCCTGCTCACTTCCCAGTCCGCCAAGCAGAAAGACGTGGATATCGTGGCCCCCATGCTCGACCACGGCCGCATCCGGGTGAAATACCTCCCCGAAGGCGTATTCGACATCACCACTCTCACCACCCCTAACCCCCTGTTCATCCTCACCCCGAAGGAAGGTGACTAATCCCTATGTTATGGACTGAAGTCGTGCAGCCGCAGTCCCTCACCACCGTGGCCCGCGAAACCCTCGACGAGCGGGAACGCTCCAAAAACATTCTCGCCCAATTTCTTCCTAACCGTGTCGTTGACGACATCTCCGTAAGCCTATCCGCAACCACTAATGGCCTGGTTGAAGTAGCCGAGTACCGCGCCTACGACGCTGAAACTCCCATCGGTGCCATGCCCGGTGGTAAGAAAATCTCCCTGGAGCTGCCGCCCCTGGGCCAGAAAATCCCCGTCAGTGAATACGACCAGCTTCGGGCCCGCGGCATCAACGCCCCAGCATCCGGCAAAGACCTGATTGGGCGGGCTACGATCACTGCAGCCCGGGCTGTCGCCGACCGGGTGGAAATGCTGCGTGGTGAGATTCTCACCACCGGTAAAGCCCTCATCAGCGAAAACCAGTTCAACGTGGAGCAAGATTTCGGCCGCGACCCCCGCCTCACCACCACCGTGGGCACCAAGTGGGACCAGTACGCCACTGCAACCCCGATCGAGGACCTGCAGGCCCAAGCAGAGGTTTATGCCAACCTCAGCGGTGAGGCCCCCGGCTACCTGCTGGTATCCCCCAAAATCATCACCACCCTGATCCGTTGCGAAGAAATCCGCAAAATGGCCGGCGGCGTGAACGGCATCCCCAGCATGGTGACCGTGGACTTCCTCCACAGTGTGCTTGCCTCTTTCGAGCTGCCGCCCCTTTTGCGATACGACCGGAAGATCCGCAAAGGCGGCGTGCTAAAACGGGTGATTGACGAGAAGATCGCTATCCTGCTCCCTACCGTGGATGGTGAGGAATCCCCACTAGGCCGCACGTTCTGGGGCACCACTCTTGAAGCTGTCGACCCGGCCTACGGTATCGCCGAAGAGGACCGCCCCGGCATCGTGGTTGGCGCCTACCAGGAAGACGACCCTAAGTCCACCTGGGTGCGGGCTAATGCTATCGGCATGCCCGTCGTTGGTGACGCTAACTACACCGCGGCCATGACCGTCCTCTAAGAGCAAGGAGAATACCCATGGCGACCATCCGCAGCGACCTGGAAAGCTACGTCATTGCGCACGATGAAAACCAGGCCCATGTGCTCGCCCCAGGGGCGGAAGTACCCGACGGCGTAACCATCCACTCCGACCTGCTGGAACCAGAACCTGAAGATCCCGAGGACCCCAAAGATCCTGAAGATCCTGAAGAATCAGGTGACGACGGGGCCGGTGGGGAGGACAAACCCCCCACCAGCCCGAAGACGAACCGCCGGAGCAGTAGTCGTGCTCGCAAGTCTTGACGATGTTAAAGCCCGTATTCCCCACGTGGGTTTCGACGAAGACCAAGCCCTAGGGCTACTGGAGGAGGCATCCGCGCTGGTTGAGGGCTACCTGCAAAAACCAGGGCCTGAGCCGGTGCCGGAAACCATCAAAATCGTGGTATCCCGCATGGTAGCAAGGGTCATTGAGGCCCCCAAGGAAACCGCCTTTCAGGAATCTATGCAGGTCACCGCGGGCCCATTTAGCCAAAGCGCTAATTTCACCCATGGTGGTAGTGGTGGCGCCCCCTGGCTCACCGCATCGGATAAAACCATGCTGGCCCCCTTCCGTAGGCGCCGACGTGGCATTTACTCCATCACCATGAGCTAACGAAAGGAGTGCGATGCCAGGCCTCCCTACGATCAAGCGGTACCCGGTGACCCGGCTCCGCCGCTTCAAAACCGGCACTGATGAGCTCGGCAACACTACCTATGGGCTCCAGGGCACCATTATTCATGTGGTGGGCTGGGCGAAACCCACCACCGCGGAACCTGAGCTAGCGGGCCACGCCCGCCGCACAGTCGCCATAAAAATGTACGCCCATCCTGGTGATTTTATCGAAACCGACATTGTCGTCCTCACCCCAGGTGGTGAACGCCTAGAGGTTGTGGGCGAACCTGAAAACTACGAACACGGCCCCTTCGGTTGGGCCCCAGAATTGGAGGTGATTAATCTTGCCGGAATCGAATAACCAATGGTTAGAAGTAACCCTTGGCGCTGAGGCGGACCGATCCGATTATGTCGAATGCGTAAGCCTGTCCTTCGACGGCGGGTCCCTCATTTGTTTCGCTGATAAGAGTATGCGGCAAGTACGAGCAGCCTACTCGCCCACCGGATGGGCCAGGTGCAGGTGGGTGGATTACAGCGAAGTCCACGCCGAACAAGACCAAGCTCGGCGCAAGTGAGCAGGCTATGGCAAAGTACGTGCCGAACAAATCCGCGCTGAAAGCACTGCTCAAAGACCCCATGACCCAAGGGATCGTAGTCGACCACGCCGAACAAGTAGCAGCCGCGGCCGGTGACGGGTTTGTCTCCTCCTACCAGATGGGCAAAACCCGTCACCGCTGCATCATCTACGCCGACACCTGGTCTGCCAAGCGCCGAGAGGCCAGGGACAACATCCTCACCCGGGCCCTAGGCTAACCCACCCCTCTGGAAGGAGGCCCATGTGACCACCACCGCCACCACCACAGTGATTGCTGAGCTGGCGCGCCGGGTAGGGGTGCTGGTATCCAGCCGCATGCCTTCTACCCCGAAACCGCAGGGCTTCATTATTGTTTCCCGCATCGGTGGCGGCATGGAGGACTGGGCACTCCGCAACCCCAGGTTTTTAGTGGAGTGCTACGCCCACACCGAGCTAGACGCTGAAGCCCTGGCCGAAACGGCCTACGAAGCATGGGTGCGGATGCGGTCCGCCAAAATCCAATCCACCACCATAGACACCCTCACCAGGTACGACGACCCCGACCCGAAGCTCTACCGCTTCCAGTTCACCGGTGGCGTGCGGCTCCTAGCCCACTAACAGCCTGCCCCTGGTGCGGCAGCAGGGGACACCATCCTGCCGCAACCCCCTTTCCAACTTTCCTGATTTAGGAGAACCATCATGGCTATCAACATCCAAAACGCCTTCGTGGCCACCCCACCCATCGACGGCGGCGTCTACTTCAACGCCCCCGTTGGCACCCCACTGCCGAAAACCGCCACCGAAGCCCTCAATTCAGCATTCGTCGATCACGGTGCCGTGGGCGAAGACGGCTTCAATAACACCCCCACCCGCGAAACCAGCACCGAAAAAATGTTCGGCGGGGATGACTGGGTGGATCTGCAAACCTCATACACCGAAACTGTCACCATCACCCTGCTAGAAGACGACAACGAACATGTTTTGAAGTCCTGCTTCGGCGACGCAAACGTCATCGAAAAAGCCGCCACCGACAAGCACGGCCGGCAGCGCACCATCTATCACACCGCTGAACGCCTGCCGCTAAAAAGCCATATCGTCAAAGCCGTCTCCGGCGAGAAAGCCAAGACGTTGGTTGTGCCTAACGGCCGGATCAGCACCGTGGAAAAAACCGCAGAGACCCACTCCGCATCCACGAAATACAACGTCACGATCACTGCTTTCAAGGGCCCCCAGGAATACAAATACGCCAACGTATTCGAACTCCGGGACGATGGCATGGTCGACCCCAACACCCCAGACCCCGACACCCAAGACAAGACCGTGACCCTCCCCGGCGGCGTTACAGGCGGCACCTTCACCCTCTCCGTCGATGGCCACGCCACCGCCGAACTGGCGTTTAACGCCACCGCCGACACGGTGCAGGCCGAGCTACGCAAACTCACAGGCGCTACCACTGCCACCGTCACCGGTAATGCTGGCGGGCCCTACACCATCAAGGATGTTACCGGGGCTCTCACCGCCGACGGGGCCAAACTCACCGGTGGTGCGGGCACCACCATCACCGTAAACCCCTAAACCCCTCCCCGGTAACTCCGGGCGGCGGAGGGAACAACAACGGCGGCGGGGCTGTACCGCCGCCCCCGAAACCGGACACCCGCCGACGCGCTGTATCATTCGGGTGGGAAGACACCTCATCGAAAACCTACAACTGGGAAGAAACCCTCCAAAAAGTAGTAGACGCGGGCGGCACCACCATCGACCTGGCGGTAGGCCGCCCCGAATGGCTGCTCTCCCCCGAAGTGCCCTCAGACAGTGGGCTCGCATCATCCCTATCAGCAGCTGAAGGCGACCCCATCGCAGGGATCATCGACACCGCCCGCGCGGCCGGTATCACAGGCATCTACCTCACCTTGGATGCTATGGCCACCACCACCCTGGCGAAACCCGAATACCAAGACCTCCGGGCAGTATCCAGAGACGGCACCATCCGAAACGATTTGGGCAGCGCCTACGCCCTCACCAAAGGACACATCGGTGACATGCTAGAGAACGCCGCACGGCACCTCGCGGCCCGCTACGGCAACCGCATCAACGGCATCATCCTCACCGAAATCCACTGGGACTCCGGGTCATTTTCGGATAAAGACCTGGTGCTGTTCAAACAAGACACCGGCGAGGCGGATTGGACCCGCCGCGGCGACGGCACCCCCCACGAGGGGCCCAAAGAGCTGGCGTGGTTCGGCGATAAAATGGCCGAAGTCGCAGGCCGCATCAAACGCGCTATCGGTAATGCCCAGCTGGTTTTTGACGTGCGAGTCAACTGGGCCAACCCGCCCGCGGGCCGGCCCGACAGCGGACACGACTATGCCAAACTACTGCAGCATGCCAATCTGCTGCAGCCCTGGGTCTATTTCGACGCTGGGCAGGCTGGAAAAGCCGCGCCCCTGGTGGAAGCACTCACCGCACAATGGCCAGGCAAGATCCGCCCCTCCATTGGGCTGTGGGGTGCTGGCGGCACCACCATTCCCGCAACCGACCTAGACACAGCTATCACCTCACTACGCGACCAGCCGTGGCTGCAAGCCACGCCAGCATCAAAACTCACCACTGCCCACTGGCAGGTGCTGAAACACTGGCGCTAACCACACCGAAAAAAGGGCCGCGGGCAAAACCCCGTTACCGCCCGCGGCCCCTCCCACCCTCTATCTATTAACCACAACTAAGGAGCCATCATGGCATTCGACATCTCTGGATTCGACAACCTAGAATTCAACATCCCAGCAGGCAAAGACAAAAAAATCACCATCACCATCCCCCCAGTTGACTGCCTGTATCCCACAGACGTCACCGCCATCCAAAACGAAGCCGAAAAACAACACATCGGCGAAGGCTCCGTTGAAATCATGCGGCTCTTCCTGCTTCATTTCAACAACACCCAGGCGAAGAAGGACGCCATCAGCAAGCTAGTACAACGCCAGCTACTAGAAATCGACCGCATCTGGAGCCGGGAATCAGGTATCCAGCTGGGGGAATCCTTGCCCTCCACCGGTATGCCTTCGGGGGAGACCCCGAGCTCACCGACGCCCTCCGAGTAGACCTCCTCCATATCGGATACTCACTCAGCAACGTAGGGCGCGCCTACCGGTGGAGCGACCTCAGGGCATTCCTCAAACATTTACCTGCCACATCCCACCTCCACACCTACCTCAACCCCGCAGCCGCCGAGGCCGCAGCCTGGGCGTTACCCACCAACCAAATATTGGGTGCGCTCTTCGACCAGCAGTACATCCTGGCGCTGGCCCGCGCCGGGAAAAACACGGGTGGTGTTGGGGGTCTTATTCAGCAGACCATCGAGGGGATTGAGGCATCTCATCAGCAGGTGAGCCGGCCGCATAGGCGGGAGCTGACCGCCGCGGAGATCAGGCAAAAGGTCAGGGAAAAGCACCACATCTAAATCCGAAAGGAGGGGATTTTTCATGGGCGCAGAGCTCGGCACCGGCTACATCTCGATCATCCCTGAGGTGAGCAAAATTAGCCCCACTATCGCCAAAGCACTGGGGAGTGTAGAGAGTGAAGCCGAGCGCCGCGGCGGCTCGTGGGGAAGCAAGCTCGCCGCTGGCGTGGGCAAGACGCTGAAAGCCGGGGCGCTCGCCACTGGTGTGGCGGCAGGTGGGCTTATCGGCACTGCCATGGCCAAAGGCATGGGCCGCCTCACCGCTATCGAGAATGCTCAGCAGAAACTCCTCGGCCTAGGCAACGACACCAAGACCGTTGCCGGAGTCATGAACGATGCGCTTTCCTCGGTGAAGGGTACCGCTTTCGGATTGGGGGAGGCCGCGTCCGTTGCTGCAGGCCTGGTTGCCGCAGGCATTAAACCCGGCCAGCAGTTGGAAACCACCCTGAAAACTGTGGGTGATACCGCTGCTATTGCCGGCCGGAGCATGCAAGACGTTGGCGTTATCTTCGGGTCGATTGCCGCCCGCGGTAAACTCCAGGGCGATGATATGCTACAGCTGATGGCGTCGGGCATTCCCGTGCTCCAGCTGCTCGCCAAGGAAACCGGGAAAACCTCCGCCGAAATCTCGGATATGGTTTCCAAAGGCAAGATTGACTTCGAAACCTTCGAAAAAGCCATGCGTGCCGGCATGGGCGGGTCCGCCTTGAAAATGGGCGAATCCTTCACGGGTGCCGCAGCTAACGCTCAGGCAGCCCTGGGCCGCCTGGGCGCTACCGCGTTGAAACCATTCTTCGGCCTGGCGAAGGACGGCCTGGTGGCCGCCACCGGCGCCATCGACGGCCTGGAAACCAAAATCAAACCAGTTGCGGCTGATATTGACACCTTCCTTCAGCAGCGCCTAGTGCCAGGGCTCAAGGATGCCAAGAGTGCTGTGTCGAATTTTATGCAGTCCGATCAGGGCAAAGGCATGCTTACCGGCGTCCAGGCGGCCTTCACTGACGTGCTTGATGCAGGCAAAGCCCTGGCGCCCGTGGTATCCACCGTGGCTACTGCTCTGGGGCAGGCATCCGCAGCCCTCGGTGTTAGCACCTGGAATATTTTCCTCGGTACTTTGCATGCAGCATCTGGTGTGCTCGTTGCCCTGGCCCCGTCCCTCCAGTCTGTTGCTGACCTGCTGAAAGCCCACCCAGGTTTATTGGCGGCCGCCATGGCAGGCTGGATGGCGTTCCGCACCGTGCCAGGTATCGTTGGCGGTATCACCACCACCGTAGGCCAGTACACGTCCAAGCTGTCTGAGATGCGGGGGCACGTGTCTAGCCTGTCTGAGATGCGGGGACAAATCTCCAGCATCCAAAAATTCTATAAGGATGCTGGTGTGGAAATGGACCGGGTTGGGGCCACCACACACTACCTGACCGGTGAACAAAGCGGCTTGGCTGCCGCAGTGCTCAAGGCTGAGGCCGCGTTCCAGCAGGGTTCCCCAGCATTGAAAACATTTGCGGAAAAGCACACCGAAGCAGCCCACACCGCACGCGCTGCCCTGGGTTCGATCGGTGATGCAGCTGTTGGTGTGGCCCGTGGCGGTTTCTCCCTGCTGAAATCCGGCGCCGAAGGCCTACTAGGCGCCCTCGGCGGGCCTTGGGGCCTGGCGCTCACCGGCGCCGCCGCAGCCCTTACCCTATTCGCCAGCGAAAACGAGAAAGCCGCCCGCGCTGAGCAGCAGCACAAGAACAACGTCGATGACCTCAAGAATTCCCTGAACGGCATCGAGGAGGCAGCCACCAGGTCGGTAATGGTGCAGCGCGCATCCAGCGAAGGACTGATAGACCTGGCCAGCAAAGCCGGCATTGCTTCCAGCACCGTGGTGGATGCGATGATGGGGCAGGCCTCTGGCCTGGAAGCCATCCAAGGCAAAGCTGAATCTATTGTCACCGCGTTCATGCACGCCCACCCCCAGCTGCAGCAAGCTAAAATCTCCGCCGATGATCTAGAAGCCACTCTCAACGGCAACAAGGATGCAGCTCTTGGCGTGGTCACCGCCCTGGCCGATCTTGATGATGGCAGCGTAAGAGCTAAGCAGCACGCCGCCGAGTCCTTTGCGAAATGGAAAGAGGGGCTGACTGATGCGGACCTGGCGACATTAAAGTTGGCTGAGTCCACCCGGGGCGCCAACAACGATCTGGAAGAGGCAACCAGGCAGCACGAAGCCGAAGCTGCCGCCATGACGAATGCTGCTAAGGAAGCCGACACGGCGGCTCAGATCTACTCGATTCTGGGCGACAAGATCAAATCCATCCCCGATGACAAAACGATCAAAGTGGAATCGGATGCGATCACCGATGAAACCAAACAAAAGCTGGAAGCCATGGGGGCGAAAGTCTCCGAGCCCTTCGAGGGGCAGGTGACCATTGATTTCCCCGACGCTTTCTCCATCATTTCCTTACTGGATCAGATGGGGGTCAAGCTCTCCAGCCTCGACGGTTATATTCACATTGATAATGCCGAAGTGCCCGGCACTATCGAAAAACTAGATGCCCTAGGGTTGAAAACGAAAACCCTCCCCGGCGGCAAAGTCGTTATCGACTCCAACGACCCTGACGTTAAAACCCGCATGCTTGACCTGGGTATCCTGGTCAAAGACAAGCGCACCGGTGAAGTCAAAATCAACGACAACGTGCCAGAAGTCATCAAGCGGATCCATGGCCTGAGCGGGCAAAATACTACATCTCGCCACACTATTTCAGTGGAAACCGTGTATGTAGGTGGGGGCCGTCCCGCGCTTCTCCCTGATGGCAGCCCGGCACGCCGTGCCATGGGTGGTGTTGTAGGGTTCGCTGCCGGCGGTTTGTTCGGCACCCCGGCAGGGTATCGGCTGCCTCTCTCCGGGCCCGGCACCACCGAGATCGACGGCTTCCAGGGCGTCGATAAGCAGGGCAGGCCCACAGCTCGGGTCGATGCTGGGGAATGGGTCATCAACCGCAGGTCCTCGGCCAAGCATCATAATTTGCTTCGGGCGATTAATGATGATTCCCCCAAGCTCAATAAGATCCTAGGGGGCGTGCAGGCTCTGGCTGATGGTGGGGTCGTCACCCCAGGTGAGCTCCTGAGATTCGCCAAAGGCGAAACCGTCAACGGCAAGAAGGCTCCGCGTTCTCTCGAAGGCGCACCGTATGTTTTCGGCGGCGGCCTACTCGCTAACTGGGGCGATTGCAGTGGCGCAATGAGCGGCCTGGCCGCGCTAGCCGTGGGATGGCCACTAGACGGCCGCAAATTCGCCACCGGGGACGAAGGCCCCGTACTGGCCCGCATGGGGTTCAGCACCGGCCTGGGCAGCGGCGGCCCCAGGTTTTCCATCGGCTGGCTCAACGGCGGCCCCGCCGGCGGCCACACCTCAGGCACCATTCATTTCACCGACGGCCAAGCAGTTAACGTCGAAATGGGTGGCGGACGCGGTAATGGTCAAATCGGCGGCGGGGCAGCACCAGCCTCCCACCCTCAGTACACCAACCATGCCTACCTGCCGCTCATTGCCGGGCAGATCGTCACCATCAACGGCAAAGACTACGATCCTGCCGACTTTTTGAGCCTCGGGGATGACATCGAATCCACCTCCGTGGATGGGGTGAAAACCAGCCGCGGTAACGTTTCGTGGGGCAAAGCCCAAAGCCTGTTTGACCAGGCCAAAAAGTATGTGCAGTACGGGCCGAAGTTCGACACCGGCGGCAGGTGGCCATCCGGCGTCCGAGGACGGAACGAATCCGGCGCCGATGAGCTAGTGCTCACAAACCAGCAGTGGAAGCACCAGTCAACCATCGCTCGAACCTTGCCGGAGATCGGTAAGCAGAATGCCACTGCGGCGAAAATCCTCATGGCGGCAGGCGAAAAATTCGATAAAGCCGCTGGGGAAATCTCCACCGCGGCAAAGCTCTTCGCACACGACGCCGAAGACACCCGGGTCATTGTGCAAGCCGAAGGCCGCCATTTCGGAGGTGGCTGGTTGGACTCCGCCGAGGTTGTGAGGGATGCCGAAAAGGGTCTCTATGAGCTGCGGAAAAAGATTGCCACCGAATCCGATAGCATCAGCAAAGCCGAAAAGGAACTTGCCGATGCGAAGAAGGAATTGGCGAAAACCGAGAAAGAGGGCGCCGCGGTATCCAAGGCCGATAGGCGAAAACTTGAGGACGCTGAAAAATCCTTGGCTGACGCCAGGAAGAAAGGCAAAGCCGACCGCATCGCCGACGCCGAGAAGAAACTCGCCCGGGTACGGGAAGATATCGGCGATAACTTGGAAAAATCCACTGACAAGAACGCCAAAGCAGTCAAATCCGCCCAGGAAAAAGTGAATAAAGCGGAGGACAAGCTGACAGCGGCACGGGCCGCCCAGGCTGAGTCCCTCGCTGATCTAGAGGCGGCAGAACGCACCGTGGCGGCATCCCGCTACCAGGCAGCCAGCGAGATTGCCGAAAAAATCGGCGGCTCCCTCTCTGCAGGCATTGGGCACATCGCCAGCTTCTTCTCTGAAATAGAGAAAGCCGCCGGCATTGTCGATAAAACCCGGCAAGAAGTGTCCAAGCTGGAAATGCAGCAGCAAACCAACGCCCTCACCAGGGCGAAAGCGTTGGCTGAGCTGCAGATCAGGGAGCGGGATGTAGAGCGCACCCGTGCCCGCGGCATCGTGAGCATCGCCCAAGCCGAAGCCGCCCTAGCAGAAGCCCGTAAACAATCCGCTCTCATGGGGTCCACCAGCGTGGAAGCCATGAAAGGCGCCATTGACCGCTTCTACCGCACCGGCAAATTCACCGTCGAAGACCTGACCGCCTCTGTGGTAGCAAACAGCAAGGAAATCCAAGCCGCCGAATGGGGAATCCGAGTCGCCCGGGCCCAAGCAGCAGTCGACGACCTGGAAGCGGCGAAAGCCCAATCAGAAGCCCGCTACGAGGCGCTAGAGGCAACACTGAAACAAACCGCGGCAGCGCAGCTGCTGCGGGCCCAAACCACAGCCCTTGCCGAACAAACCGCCAGCCTATACGGCATGACCGCCAACCAAGCCCAAGGCGCATCCAAAGGCTTCGGTGGGGTATCCAAACTAGTAGGCGGCATCGGTAAGCTCCTAGCCGGCGCCGCTGCCGGTGTTGCTGGTTTCACCGTCGGCGGGCCCCTCGGCGCCCTAGCAGGTGCCGGCATGGCATTAGGCGGCCTGAAAGACCTGGTGCAGGGCGGCATTGACATCCACCAAAACAAGGACTCCATCAAAGACGCCTGGAAGAACTTGGGGACAGCTGAAAAAGCCGCCCTGGTTCTGGGGTCCGCGGGCGGTGCCGCCCTCACCATCGGTGGTGGTGTGCTCTCCCAACAATACGGAGTAGAAGCCGCCACCGGCGGCGCCAAGCTCGGCGAGCAGTTCATGGAGAGCACTATCGGCGCACTCCAGTACGGTATCAGCGGCAGGATCGAAAAATCCCAACGCCAAACCGAAGACCGGCTCACCGCTATCCAACGCCAGATCGACCAAAACAACCTCAACCTGGAGCTAGAGCGCGCCACTAAAACCGTGGAATACCTCCGGCAAAAAGACAAACTGACCGCCGAACTGGAGTACGCGAAACTCAAACAGGAGATCGAAAAAACCGACGACGAAAAAGTGCGGAAAGCACTCGCCGCCGCCGCGGAAGTAGAACGCATCCGCTCACTCGCCACCACCACCGAGGTAGCACAAACCGGGGAACTCCGCCAGCTCAACGCCACCCTGGCCGAACTCCTCGCAGTCACGAAACGCTCCCTCGCTACCGGCTCCGGGCAGATGGGGCAATTATCAGCAGTCGATGCGGTGCGCTACGAGCGAGCCCGAATCTAACAGAAAGGAGGCACCATGATTGACCGACGCTATTTAGTGCGGTACATCGCCCCCACAGGTAAAACCTGGGAGCTCTCATCCAGCACCTGGATAGCGGGCATCCGCAGGGCCGGCATCAAAGAGCTGATTGGTCGGCCCGAAGCCACCGGCATCGAAACCCTCGGCGTACCGGGCAGAGCCATCGAAGGCCTCCGATTCCCAGCCATCGAAGGCTCCCTCGACCTTTTCGTGCGCGCCGGGCAGGGTCGGCATGCCCATGATATTTGGGCAGAGTTCCGGCATGGTTTCTCCGTCCTCCCGCCTTTGGGCACGCTCCAGATCGAGTCACCCATGGGCACTATGCACGCCCAAGTGAGGCTTAACGGCGCCCCATCTGATTTGGAGGTCGATGATGCTACGGCCGATGTGTGGGCGCTATCCATACCGCTCGCTATTGATGCAGGCTACTGGGAAACGACCCCATTCCGAAAACCCGGGATCGTCACTGTGACGAATTCGGGTCAGGTGTATATGTGGCCGGAAATTGTGTGGGAAGGTGCCGGTGGGAAAGTAACACTGCCCTCTAAGGCGGAATTCACCCTGCCTGCCGTGGATTCTATCCGCCGGCTGTACCTGGACCCGCAGAGATCTCACCAAGTACTCAATGGCCTAGGCGTACGGGATGATGATCTCTGGCGTCGTATCCGGGGTCAAATCATTTCCGAAGGTGTCCCCCCGGGGCAAAGCAGGCAATACACACTGCCGGCCGGGGCGTTTCTGGAGTGGCGGATAGGAGTGCTCGACCCATGGCGATGACAATAGGGCAATGGTGGCAGCACGCTAGGCACCGGGCTATGGTGGCGGAAGATTTCGGACAATGGATTGGGCTGCTGGATGAAAACTGCGAGCCGCTTTTCGATTGCCCACCACCAATAGAATTCTCGGCGCCCGCCACCCGGGGCGCCCCGGTATCAAGCCGGTTCCTCCACAAAGTAGCAGACGGCGCTAGTAGGGCAGTACACCCGTTAGCGGATGAACTGATTGCCGATTTCGGCGCAGCCCAAAACGGGCAACTGGTCGAGGCCGATGGCCCAACCCGCTACATCATGGTGGAGCGCCCAGGCTTCCGCAGGGTGTATCGGATCACCCACACCGTGGCCAGGGGCACCTTCCACACCCCAACCCTTGTGGAGATCAACGGCACTGACCTGCTCTCAATCCTGAATCGGCACGTGGCCTGGTCAAACCCCCAAGCGCTTCGAACAGGCAGCTTCCAGACGTTTACCCGCGACTGGGTAGGCGATCCCACCAAGCTAGATTTGTATCAAACCCCCCGCGATTTGATGCACTACCCCATGGTCACCGCAGTTGACGGGGTAACCATGGAAGGCCCAGCTGAAACCGTGATCCGCAACGTCATCGCCAACTCCCTTGAGGTAGGCTTCACGCTGTGGGGGAAGGGGCAGCGGATCGTGGTGTCGACGGCATCCTCCGGGCTGCCATCCCCACACCTGGTGTATACCGCTGATGACCAGCCCCTCTGGGATTCCATAGGCGCTCTAGCGCTCCAGGCCGGCATCGCCGTCACCTGCGGCCTGTGGTTCCCGTCCGACCCCCAACCCATAGGGGTGAAACTCCTCACCCAACCCACCATGATAGTTCGCGTCACCCAAGGCTAACAGTCGCAGATAGGAGGAGATCATGGCTGAAAAAACCGACGTCATCCTTGTCGCTGATGGTGGTGACCTTACCGTAGGCCGCCACATGCCCGCCTACACCTACGGCGCTTTCGACGTCACCATTCCCGCCGACAAACAACAAGAGCAACCTGCCGAGAACCGGCTCCGCAACGGCTACATCTACCGCCCACCCAATGCCGGCGCTGGCGCTTTCGACGTGGGGTTTGTGCGTGCCGATGTCACCCTCAACATGAACGGCAAATCCTCCAACCTCGAAACCGCAGTAGACACAGCCCAAAAACGAGTCGACGGCAATCTATTCTTCGAACGTGACATCACCGGCCGCGGCCTCGGCGCCTACGAGCCTGGTGTGGATTTCCGGCTTGGGGATGTGGTTTTGGTGGAGATTTGGGGCAGGCGCATCAAGGTGCCGGTGACCGCTATCGACCTCATTGGCAATGGCCAGGAGGGGGCTAGGGGCTGGCGAGTTCATGTGGGTGGGCAGATGATATCCGACGCTGAGGCCCTGAAAACCCACAATAATGCCATCTGGGAGCGCATCAACCAAGAGCGGGCAGAACGACTACGCACAGTCGGGGCGGTGCAGAAGACCGCCACCACGGCAGTAACCGCGGCTGGTGTGGCCGATGTGAAAGCCGCCACAGCAGATACCAAAGCCGATAACGCAGCGGTTGCTGCTGATGATGCTGATAGGAAAGCCAGGGAAGCCGACCGAAAAGCCATTGAGGCCCTGCAAACCACGATCACTGGCATGCCCCGCATCCTCCATATCGACACCGGAGATATCAATCTTTTCACCGGATCTAGCGGAAAAATTAACTCCGGCACCGAATGGGGCACCTTGCAGTGGCTTGCGGCAGGAATCCGGCCTCGCAGTGGTGCCCGCTTTGAAGCCAAAGGCAACTGGGTTGGATCCATTCTCATGATCGCGGTATCCGACCAGGGTGCAACAGATGTGAGCTGCGCCAACATCACCGCCGGAAACCGATATCATGATTCGGCAACCGGTGGGCTTTTCCAAGCGTATAAATCGGCTACGGTTTTCATTCTTCCCAGCGCATAACAACACTAAGGAGTATTATCATGCCCACTATTACCGGCGATTTGAAGCTCGTAACTCAAATTCCCGCGGGTGCCACTCATTTGCATATCCATGCTCCCCAAACCCGGGTTACCGGCAGCACAGTAATCCTCACCGACCCCGATATTATTCAGGTAAAACCTGACGGCACTTTCACTACCACTATTGAGCCTGGTGAAGCTATTTGCATCCCCGCCTACTCCGGCACCATGGGGCTCCCAATTCCTATCCTTGTGAAACCGGAAACCACAACCTTTGCCGAAGCCGTACGGAACGCCGGGAATCTCACCGCCGACGAACGTGATTCCGTCATCAACATGTACCACGAAATCGTGGCATCCCAACAAGCCGCAGCAGCCGCCGCCAGCCGCGCCGGGGCGAAAGCAACCGAAGCCGCCACCCACGCCCAAGCAGCAGCGAAATCCGCCCAAACTGCTGCCGACGCCATCCCGCCCGCAACTGCCGCAACCCAAGGCAAAATCCGCCTAGCAGGAGACCTCACCGGCACCGCCGATAACCCTAAAATTATTACGGCAGGCCTTGCGTCATGGAGTGTTTATGCCGGCGCGGGCTCTGTTAAAGAGGGCTTTGTAAAAACGCAATCCGATGGTCAAATCCATATCGACTCCAATAGCATCACTAGTTACTGGCATGCTGTTAACAAAAAATACGTTGACGACCAGATATACAGCAGGGCGCCAGTGGGCCATACCCACAATCTGAGTACTATCAATGGAGTGCCGGATAAGGCAACCCCAGTAGTCGATACTGAAGGTGTGACTACGATCATGACCAGGGACAACACTGGGCGCTCTGAAGTCGCTGATCCGATTGATCCGAAAGACATTGCGAATAAGCAATACGTTGATCGTGAGATGGCCAAATTGACCTACATTACGGAAGCAGTCTCTCTGACTGGCCACGTCACTGCCCGTAGGCTGGGGCGTTGGGTTTTTATCAATGTTCGAGACGCTCCAATAGGCCATAAAGGTAAACTGCCTGAAAAATTCCACCCCGTAGATGACATAGACTTCTTCCTCACCGTACCCAATCGCCGCGGATACCCTGGCTTCTGTAATATCCTCGCCAATGGCAGTGTCGAAATCGGCTTTTCAGGAGATACCAGCAGTTCCGATCGTGGATTCGGGTGCGCTACCTACCTAGCAAAACTCTAGCCCAGACAGAAAGGCTCATTACTCATGTCATTGCAAGATCTTAAAACCAGTGCCCAATCCCTCACCCCGGAGGAATGGGTGGAGTTCCTCGGCTGGTGCGTGGCTGAGGAGCGGCCGCGCCGGGAGATGCTACAGGCGCAGGAAGAAGCACGCACCCGGCTCATCCTGCACCTGCGTGAGCTAGGGGAAATCCCCGCCCCCGACGCGCTGCGGGAACCCCCACGGCATGTTGAGGACGCTCCCGAGTGGCAGCATCCCAAGAGTGAGCCGCAAAACTGTTATGTTCAGGGCGATATCATCCAGTATGAGGGCAAACTCTATAAGAGCGTGTACCAGTACCTGAACTGCTCAACGCCCGGCGCGGATAGCAAATGGGGGCAGATCGAACCAGCCCCCGAGCCGTCGGAGCCCGCCGCACCACCGGAAGAATCCCAATAAACAAACCCCCCATCAAAACCCCGGAACGCTTCTTGTTTGGGTGCGCCGGGGTTTTTGCATGGGTGCAATCTAAATGAAGAAGGAGAAAGTTATGACTGTGATGCCTGTTGAAGCGGGCTTTTACGAGACCAGCGGTTTCGGCCCGCGGGAGGGGGGAGAGTTCCACTACGGTACGGATTTCGGCCGGGATGGCGGTAGTGGCAACTGTCCGGTTTTTGCTATCCGGTCGGGTACTGTGCAGTATGCTGGCCCCGCGTCGGGTTTCGGCCAGTGGGTAACAATTGACCACCCGGCTGATGCGGGTGGGGGCTATAGTGTGTACGGGCATGTGATCCCCGAGGTGACGCCTGGCCAGTGGGTAGGGGAGGGGCAGCGGATTGCCTGCATCAACCCTGACCCCGCGACAAACGGAGGTTTCCCACCCCATCTGCATTTGGAGTTTCACCGGTTTGTGTGGGCCCCGCCAGGCCCTGACCGTATCGACCCCATGAGCATCCTTGCTGGCGCCCCCTACCCGGATAGTGGGGCAGTGGCGGCGGCCGCGTCCTTTGGTGATTCGCTGTTTGGCGTGGATGTGAGCGAGCATCAGGATGGCATGAGCCTCCAGCAAGCAGCCCGCGAAGGAATCAGTTTCGCTATTATCCGCACCACGGATGGTACTTACCGGGATCGCTGCTACCGCAGCCACCTGGAGGATGCCGAGGCCGCAGGTATGCTCACCGCCGCCTACCACTACCTGCGGAACCCTTCCGAGGGCACCAGTATCCAGGAACAGGTGGATGCCTCACTAGCGGTGATGGGGGACGCTATCCGGCCTATGTGGCTTGATATTGAGACCGAGGCGGGCCTCTCGGTGGAGCACATCCGTGAGGCTAAACAGCGCTTTGAGGCTGCTGGGGTGCGGGTGTGCGGCGTGTACTCCTACGTGCCCTACTGGGAGCGCAGGATCACAGGCGGTGAGCCAGACAGCAACGAATTCGGGGCCCTTTGGGTAGCCGCCTACGGGCAAGACCGCCAGGGTGACCCCAGCCTCATCTACCCCGGCAACGCGCACCCACAGTGGGACTACCCGCTAGGTAACCAAAAGCCCCGGATTTGGCAATACGGATCCCGCGCTTTGGTGGCGGGCTTCGCTGTGGACATCAATGCTTTCCGCGGCAACCGCGAAGAATTGCGGACAATTTTCTACGGGGGCGCTACACCCCCAAACCAACCAACTAAGGAGGAATTTCTCATGGCACTAACCAACGCTGAACAGCGCGAGCTCCTACAGATCACCCGAGACATCGCAACCCAACTCCAAGGCCCCCGGCAGGAAGACCTACCCGACGGACAGAAAAACCCGGCAGGTGGCCGCGGCTGGCCACAACTCGGAGCCACCCCCACCGGCCAATACCACACCCTGGTTGACGGGCTCAGCGAAACCCAAGCCGACGTGAAAGCCCTACTCGCCTGGGCCGCTGCTCAAAGCGGCACCACCATCGAGGCCATCAAAAACCACTACGCAACCACACAAGAAGGAAAATAATCATGTGGACTAAAATATTCTGGATCGACACCGCAGACCGCGCCCTCCGCACCTTCGCCCAAGCCCTGCTCGCAACCATCACCGTTGGAGATGCCATCTACCACGTGGACTGGACAGCAGGACTAGGCATCGCAGCTACCGCCGCAATCGCATCCCTGCTCACCTCCGTGGCCACATCAAAAGTCGGTGATGCCGGCACTGCCGCCATCATCACCCCAAACGCTCATACCAGCGGTGACCATGCAGCATGATTGACAACATCACCACCCTCATGAATGCGGTAGATGCGCTCATCCGCAGCCTTGACCCAGTGCTAGTAGCCGCAGTCATCGACGCGGCATCAGCATTATCCGCCTAAACAGATCGGAGGAAAACATGGGGCCCATGGACTTCATCAAAACCATATCTACCGTGGCCCCCACCAATCAGGGCTTCTGGGCAGCACTGTGGGGCTGGATCAGCCCCACAGAAGCCGTCACCCTAGCCATTATCGGCGCCGCTGGAACCTGGTACAAAATCTTTACCGACCGCAAAATGGCCGAACTACGGGCCGAGGTAGACTGGGCCAAGGCCGACGCCGAGAAAGACGCCGCCAAAGCGGCTGCCCTAGAACGTAAAGCCGAGGCTATAGATAGAGCTTCGCAAGAACTGCGGGAATGGCTTACCAGCCGGGTGTCAGTGCTGGAAGCCAAGGTGGAGGAAATGCAGCACGAACGCGAAGCATACCTCCGCGTAGCGGCCGCTTTTTTCGATGTTCTCGACGACTACCCGGACCCGCCCGGCCCGCCCAGAATATCCGCCCACGTTGCCAGCTACATCGGCTGGACAAACATCGACACCAAACCAAACACCTAACAACAAACCCCCACCCGGCGCGTCGCTTAGTCTAGCCGGGTGGAGGCCTTTTGTGTTAGTGAAATCTCCCAAGGGAGTTAGTCGCAGAATGTTAAAAATTCCAGGTAACGAAGTGAACATTAGCTCAATTGGTAGAGCAACCGATTCTTAATCAGTGCGTTCCGAGTCCTTGATGGTACCCCCTTCACTCCCACCGGTACCCCCCGTGGGGGTTTCTCCCGTTGCTAGCCAAGCAAAATCGGTGCCAGTCAAAGTGGCTATCGCTAGCAACTCTCCGCGTCGTGGGTCACGCACTCCCTGTTCCGTCTTGGCGTAAGTAGCACGACCAATACCAATTTTTGCTGCCATTTCCGCCTGCTTAAAACCGGAATTTTCACGAGCTATCCGTATACGTTGCCGTAGCGAAAGATGAGGCACTGATCCTTTCGACTCCATAGGAACATTCTAGTCAATCAGCTAGTGCAGAACAACCGCTAGCAGCTATTTTACTCAAATATTAGCTTTAGAACTCATTTTGACTTGACCTTTGGTAGTTTTATGGCTAGAATTTGAGCATTATGACTACTTTAATAAGAGCTGCTGAAACAGCTTCGGCGTTGGGAATAGCCAGAAGCATCCCGACTTGGTGGGCCAGAATCAACCCCGGCACCCAGCCCGAACAGAAAACGAATTTGCATCGAGTGCCGTAAAAGGCCCGTGCCGTACAGCCGAGAATGCTGTTCTAATCACTTTTCCACCACGAAATTTCCCTTAAGGAGCCCTCATCGCCCTAGCTAACTAAATAGTTGCTCTGCGCCCGAAGTAGATTAAAGGTATCGGGTGGGCCCTTGTGCTGGAGGGTGCCGTTGCGGGTTAGAGCCGTATCATCATCCGACCGCACACCCAGGGAGAGTCAAGGCAGGCCCGGTATCCCATGCGCTAAGCAGCACTGTAGGCATCATGGCGAACATGATGTTGGGTCCCGCGGACATGCCCGGCCCTGACACCAGGAGAGTAATACCCTTCGTGTGCAATGAGATGAACCTATTTAACCGACTGACCGACTGATGGAATGGCACCATTGTCCCTAGCTTCCAAAGAGCTAGGGCAAGCCCTGCCCTCTCTCCCCCCCCCTCTGGAATGGACATTCCGGCCCCACGCAAGGGAGGGCAGGGCACTACCGCAACCACCGCCTACAGAAAGGAAACTCCATCCAACAATCTAGAGATTCCAACCCCCGCCCGGCGCGCCACCCAGCCCGGGCGGGGGTCTTTCCGCATTTATGCCCTTCCGCTATGGAACCCATGTTCGATTATGTGCCCGAAATGCCCCACTATTTTTCGCTCGAACGCTTATTCGCCCCAGGCGCCCAGAGCATCAGCCCTCCCTGCTTCTCCCAACTTTGGGCATCGCACGATCCCACGACAATCCCACGACACAAAGAACTAAAACAAACTAAAACAAACTAAAACTTGTGACTTACCGCCTCAATAAAAACACCCACCAACCAGGCAAAACACCAGCCGGCAGGTAGGGCGATTTCGTGCCTCCAGCAGGATTCGAACCCGCGACCAAA